CGTCTGTATGCCGCTCAAAGTAACCGCGCAACCACCCGTTAAAGTAGCCGCTCCGGCCGCAAAATTACCCCCTACGGGGTTGGTAATTATAAACGCGCCCGCTGCGGTTGAACCCGCAAAAGTCCCGCTACGCGCTACCACACGCCTAACGGTAGCGGTCACACCGCCTTGTGTTAGTACGGCCCCGTCCGCTGGCGTCGCGGTCCCTCCGGCGGTAAAAACAACTTCGTTGTAAAACGTGACTTGCGTCCAGCCTGAACCGGACGACTGGTACATATCAACAGCCGTGTTGCCCGCATTGGCCCGAAAAGCGTACACATAATCGACGCCGGAAAACGTAGCCCCTACAACGCCTAGCACCGCCCCGGTACCCGGTACGGGGGATATATCCGCCCGGTACACGTCCGCAGCGAGATTTAAATACTGGGCGTTTTCAAGAGCCGTTGCCACTACGGTTGTCGTAGTCGCGGTGCCGATAGGAGTGGCCCCGACGGACACGGCGTGAGTAGCGTCAAACGTCCCGGTAATTTTGGTCACGGCAACAAAATTGGACCCGACCGAAATGATATAGCCCGTCGCCCCGCTTGTTGCTTGGGTTAGCGTCTGGCCCACCGTTGGCGTGTTTGTAAACGATACCACCTGCACAATGACGTAAACAGCGTTACTAGGACTAAACTCCCCGTTGTAGCGTTCATATCCGCTCACACGAGAGTAACCCCCCGTAGTGGCGAGAACAAAATTTTGCCCTGTGCGAAAAGCGCCGGGTTTCAACGTGAGTGACGGCGTAGTTAAGTCGTAACCCCCCTGTAAAGTAAATGCACGATACTTTACGGGGGACATCGTCAGCATAGCGCGCCGCCCCAGATCGTCTCTGGTACCCGGTCTGCGGTCATGCGGCGCATCAGCTTGCCAAACTCAAGCTCGCCTCTCTGGTACACTTCGGGCGCGGATTCATAAGCGCCGTAGGACATCATGGCCCGGTAGATTATGGCTATGTGAAACTGAGCGGGCAGAGCCGGAACATCGGCGTCCAACGTCATGTTAAGCGGCGCGTAAAAATAGTCTCCCGTTATAGTGTACCCCGTTGTCGGCGGCGGGCCGAGGGCTACACCCTTGGTAGGGGAGATAGACATATCGATAGGGCGTGTGGTGGTAGACCGTTGCGAGCCGTACATATAGGAATCGCGCCAAGAGTCGTAATGGATGAAACCCATAAACACTTCGCTGTCGGTTCCTATCGACGTAACGTAGTTACGAAACGTGTCGCGGTCCCAACGGCCAAAGTTTGCGACGCTGACACCTACAGTGCCCGTGCCGGTACCCAACTCATACATTGCTTGCGAGGCAACCGTGGGAAAAGACGCGCTTGCCCGCATCCAATCCCAATCCTGATGAGTAGTCTGAATATCCATCCAAGCCGTGTTGACCCAGTCAACAATACGCTTGAGATTACCTGTTTGGCCAACAACCGTAGACGGTCCCGTGCCGGAGATACCACACTCTTGTCGCATCCTCTGGCAAAGTTCGAGAAAAGTCATCCAGCCCTGCGCCGCAACTCAGTGGCCCACTCCGCCCCTTTTGGGTTGCGGTCTTCTAGCACCGAAAACAAAGCCGTCGAAGTCGTAGACCGCTCGATCATATTCTGCGGATCTTCGTTGTCGCGCTCGATCACGGTGGTGTTGATAGTGTCTCGCTTGGAGCGAATCAAAACCTCAACGTACTTACGCTTTAGCGTAAGCGGCTGGGAGACAGGCAAATAGCCAAACTCAACCCAACCTCCGTTTATTAGAACCTCCGCGCCCTTGCCATTCACCCAGCAAGGAACCCACCGCGAAGCGTATTTCTCCGCAGTGGGCTCTAGCCGAATAGTAACCGGCTCTTCGTTGAACGCCAAAAGGCTCAGATAGTCGAGCGATGTGTCGGGTTCCGCGAAGATAATGTCCGGCTTGTGGTCCTCAATGGAAACAATGCTGTCCTTTTGCTCGATTTTAATATCCCCCATGTGAAGTTCACGGCGGTTTCTACGGGCGGGAGGAGTTTCCATTGATATACCTCAGTTGGTTAAGCGATCTGCGGACGATCCGGCAGAGTCGAGATGTTTCTAATAGTAGTGCAAGTGATGCCGGACGCAGTCCAGCTCGTGCTGCCCATAGTGAACGTCGCGCCCGTGGGCGAAACACGCACGATCTGGTACGCCATTGGGCAGAAGTCTTCCGGAAGGCCCGGAAACTGCGGAGCCGCAATGAACGCACCAACAGTGGTCGTTACGCCAGCAGCAGTCGCCACGCTTGGCCCCTGACAGACGGCAATTGCGCCCGCAAGAGTGGTGCCCCACACCAAGCAAGCACAGGTGTCGGCCAGAATAGCCGGGAAAGCAACGCCGGTATTTGCGTCCAACGTGGGCGACGCGGTGTTGGTCTGAGTGGCGAGAGTCGTGCCGAACTTTCCGTTAATCGCAAACGCGGTGGTTACGGTGGTCGTGTAAGTGCTGGTCGTGCCAGCAACAAACCCGGCGTTGGAGATATTGATGGTAAGGCCGGTAGGCTGAGAAAAAGTTGCCATAGTATAGTTCCTTCAAATGGGTTGGCAGTTCAGGAATCTGAACGCCTTGGTTCCACTTAGTCTTTAGATTACTACATTCGGGTCGAAAGCGCCGGTCGGGCTAATGTAGACGGTAGTAGCCGTATTCAGTGACGTAGTGCCGCCGACAAACGTGCTGCTGTGGGTTACCGTGATGTAGCCTACAAGAGCTTTTCCGGTGGGAAACTGGGGAAATTTCACTTTCGCGAGTGCCGTTCCTTCGGTCCCCATCGCGCTCGTAACAACACTAGCGCTATCGATAAAGAAGCAGAAAATATTAAAGCTAGACGCCGTAATGGACCCCACCAGCGCGGGCATATCAGTGCTAGCGGCGATAGTAACGGGCACGCCCGCCGCGACGCCCTGAAAGGCCACCGCGCCGATCTTGGGAACCGCAGTACCCGCCGTTCCGGTAACAACGAGCCCAGCGCTAGACGTAGCTACCGAGTTGTAACGATCCGCCAGCGGTGAAGCGACCTGCAAAACCGCGTTGCGGTCCTTTTCGGCCGACATGCCAGAAAGGAATTGAGTAACTGTGCTAAACATACTCATGTTGATCTCCAAATGTGGTGGGGCCGGTTTCCCGGCCCCAGTGGGTTACGACAACGTCTTCGAACCGACGTTACCAACAGCCATCCAGCCCGCATTTTCAATCATAACGGCCTTGTACCAGATCGTACCGGCGTATCCGCGCTGACCAAACGGGTCAGACTTGGACTTGGCCCCCGGAGGAATGAACGTGGGGTCCATCGACTCCTTGCCACGCAGAGCAATCTGGCTCCAAGCGTCCTGCGCCGTCACGATGAACGGATACACGTCGATGTTGCTTCCGGTCGTCGAATACAGGCCGGTAGCGCCGATAGCAGCGCCGCCGTCCTGCACAGCGGGAAGATCCGGCGAAGTGATAAAGCGGAAGCGTTCCACCTTACCAATTTCGTTCGGCATCGGGGTGCCCGACGCGTACTTCTCGGCCGGAATAAAGCCAGCGATATCGCGGATATCCGGCTCCAGATCGGTATGGCAATACACCGTGTAGCCTTCAGCAACGGCGTCAGTGCCGAAGTTGCCGGAAGCCGACAGCATCTTATTGACAGGCTTACCGTGGTTGGCCTGCAAGTTCTTGGCGATCTTGCGGACCAGACCCAGCGTAAGGCCACCGTTAACGGTCGCAAGGGTGGTGCCCGTGCCGCCGTAATACTGGTTGGTGCTGGCGCGAAGAGCCCCGTAAATGATCATTTCGTTAACGAACGTCATGCGTTCGCCAACCTGCTCGACCATCGCCTTGGGGATGTCATCTTCGTACAGGTCGTAGGTCTTGTCGGTAAAGCCGTACAGGCAGGAATACTGCTGCATGACCACCGTGATGTCGACGGGAGTGATGCTTTCCGGAGACGGGGTAACGCCTTCCGAAGTCAGGTGAGCCTGCGTAATGGCGGTATCGCGAGCGCCCGTGCCGTTCTGAAAGAAACGGTTCTGGCTGTTCGCGTTGGTGGAGGTCGCACCGTAGGGCAAAAACCGACGAGCAACGTAGGTGTCGCTGCTGTTCTTGGG